ACGGCCCACGCCAAGATGCCGTCACGTTCGGCCAGGAGCTTCTGCTGCAGGTTCTTGTCACGGCGCTCGGGCGGCACGGTGATCGTGAAAGGGATCAGGTGCAGCCTGCGTTTCATCGCCTCGTCGATGTTGCGAATGGCGGGCCTGTGGTTGCCCGCCACGAATAACTTGAACTGCGGGAAGAACTCGAAGAAGTCCTGGCGCATGAAGCGCGCAGAGATCTTGTCGCCACCGGTCAGGTTCTTGAGCTTGGATTCGGCCCAGCGCTTGCCTTGTTCGGTTTCGATGGCCGCCACGAAGCGTGCGCCGCGCAGCCCCGCCATATCGGTCGGGTGCCGGTCGGTGCGCGTCTCCATGAAGGTGTCCATCGGCGCATTGGTCGCGTAGTCGCCGAGGATGGTGGCCAAGGTGTTCACGAACACCGACTTGCCGTTCGCGCCCGTTCCGTACAGGAAGAACAGCGCGTGCTCCTGCGTCGAGCCAGTCAGCGCGTAGCCGACCATTCGTTGCAGGTAGGACTGAAGTTCCTTGTCGCCACCCGTGACCTCGTCGATGAACTGCTTCCACGTCGGGCAGTCGCCGCTGGGCGTTGCTGTGGTGATCTTGGTCATCCGGTCGGCGCGCTCGTGCGGGCGCATCCGGCCTGTCTTGAGATCAACCACGCCGCCCGGCGTGTTGAGCAGCCACGGATCGGCGTCCCACTCGTCGGTGGTGGCCGCGTGCCTGCGGTCAGCGCGCGCCAGCCGCTCTACACCGCCGACCGTGCTGGCGCTGGCGAGCTTCGCCGCGACCTTGGGGTTGTCGGCGCGCACAGCCGTCTGGCGGCAGACGCTGCGGATCAAGTCCGTGGCGGCCAGCGTGTCCTCGGTGCGCCAGCGTTGCCCGTCCCACACCAGCCATTTGCCCCAGCCAGCCACGTAACGCCAGTCGCGGTGGTAGCGGCGGGTGAAGGACAGCGCCAGCGCGTCCTCCGTACCCCAGACGGACTCGTCGCTGCTGACCACCGGATCAACGTCATCGGCCACGTCGTGCATCTGCAAGCGTGGGCCGTGGGTGAGAAAGGCGGCGACATCGAAGCCCTCGGCGATGGCGTCCGCCACGTCCCAGCCCTCGGCGGCCTCCTCGGGCGGATAGAGAACGTGGCAGGACTTGGCTCCCGCCGACAGGATGACCTGTGCTGCCTGCGTCGCATACTCCCAGCCCGGCTTGTCACGGTCGGGCCAGATCAACACCGCCTTACCGGACAGCGGCGACCAGTCGGTCTTGTCGACCGGGGCGTTCGCGCCGTGCATCGCCGTGGTGGCCACGATGCCCGCGTCGATCAGGGCCTGCGCGCATTTCTCGCCCTCGACCAGAACCACCTGCGCGGCACTGGTCATCCCTGGCTGGTTGTAGAGCGGGCGCGGGTCGGGCGGTGCCATCTTGCGCCGCTTCGCATCCCAGGGCCGGAACTGCTTCTTCTGCCCGGGCGGGTCGTAGCGGTAGACGACGGCGATGAGATGGCCTGCCGCATCGAGGTAGTCCCACTTCGCGGTGGCCGGGCCGAGGTCATCGACGGGAGCATCCTTCTTGCTCCTGCGCGCCAGAGTCGCCGGAGCACGCCCGACCAGTTCGGTCGCGGTATCGAGCACGCGTGGGAAGTCGGTGTGCGCATCGATGCCGAGGTGGGCCGCGATCAGGGAGAAAATGTCGCCGCCGTCGCCAGTGGCGCGATCCGTCCACAGGCCGGTCTTGTCACCGGTGAGCACGACTTCCAGGCTGTCGCCCGGACTACCGAGCACGTCGCCGATCAGGAATTTGCCACCGCGCTTCTTGCCTGCAGGGAACAGCGTTGCCAGTACCGATTCCAGCCGCGAGAGCAATGCCTCGCGGATTGCGTCGCGTTCGGCATCGAGGTCACGAGGAGCGGGCTTTTGCGTGTCGTTGAAATCAAGCATCCGCAGACTCCTCGCCAGACGCTTGCTGCCCGACGATCCACGCTTCCAGCTCTGCAGGCTTGAACCGCACGAGCTTGCCGACGCGGTAATGGGGAATGCGACGCTGCTTGCGTTCCTTCGCTTGCGAGAGCCAGTACGAGGGCAGGTTGAACATCAGTGCAGCCTGGCGTACGTCGATCAGTTGCTCGCCGAGCACATGATTCAAAGTCGTGGTGTTCATGCTTTTGTTCTCCAGCACCGGTCTTGCCACGCGCACATCCGGCACTCGAAGTGGGTCGGGTCATTGAAGGCACGAGGCAGGAGATCTCCCGCCTCGGTGGCCGTGATGACCTTCACCGCCCGATCCGACATGCGCTGGGCCAGGGCTGCATCAAAGGGAACGGCCTCGGTGTAGATCTCCATCGTGTCGGCGTTGAGGGCCGTGAAGATCGCCGGGTGCTCGTGCAGTTCGAGATAGGCTTGGTAGATCGCCACTTGCGCGGCGTAGATGGGCTTGGAGATGGCCAGCCCCTTTTTTTCCAGATCGCTCCAGGACTTGTTGCCCAGACATTTGCATTCCCAGAGCGCGGGATAGGCGAAGCCCTCGGGGCCCGCGACGATGACGCCGTCGACGTGGCCTTGCAGGCGACCGTCGGCCACCGAGAAGCCGAACTGCTCACCGTCTGACTTGCGGGTGCGCAGGTCGAAACCCGCGTCCCGCAGCCACGCAACCATGCAGTCTTCCATGACGTGGCCACGTTCGAAGATGCGCAACATCCGCCCCGGGGTGTCGCGCCCGTGGTCGATGGGAGCCTTGGCGTACTCGAACTGCAGCGCGCGCTCGCAGGCCACGCCCAGACGCGAGGCACCAAGGTACTGGCGCTCGGACTGGCGGGCGCGGGCCTGCTGTATCCCGGCGTCCACCAGGGCGGTGACCTGGCCCGAGATGCTCGATGAGGAGTTGAAGTCGATCATGGCTTCTTCCCCCTCGGTTCTTCCCAAGGCAGGTCGTCCTCCAGATCCGCGAACGGATTGGCGGCGTCGGGTGCCAACGGATCGGGTGCAGGCGTCATGCGTCGCACCGGTGGGTACTTGGTGGCCTCGTGGTGCGCGACCATCGCGTCCGACCAGCAGGTGACGATGGCATCGATCACCCGCAGCGCTTCCGCTTCGGAGTAGTCGCCCAGCGGCTTAGTGAAGCCGATCTCGCCCGCTGCCTCGCCGAAAGCCTTGAGGCACTGGCGCATCGCGGCCAGCTCGACATCAGACGGATCGATCATGGCGACCCCCTTGATATCGGTGCGACCTTCCTTGACTCGCAGCCAATTGCCGTACAGCGCATGAAACGCGTTCTGACAGCGTTGCGAGCAGAACACCCAGTCGATGGGGTAGCGCCGGGGATTGCCGACACCGTGTCGGTTGTCGGTGTGGCCGAATCCCCGGGCCTGTCGTTTGCAGACCCAGCATTTCATCGCCCCCTCACTGCGCCCACGACGGTTTGCCCGTCACGGGTGCGCGTTGCGGAGCGGGTGCCTGGTACGCGGGCGCTGCCTGCGCCGGAGCGCCGGACGTGCCGCCGCCCGACGCCTTGGGCGGCACGCCCATCAACTTGGCGTAGTCGGGGTGATCCGGTTCGACCGCCACCTTCACCACGTTGCGGTCTTGGCCCTTGCCGTCCTTCTCGATATCGACGCGGGCGAGGAACTCCAGGCCGTCCAGTTCGTGGAAGCCCTGGATGCGGCGCGCGGCGGCGGCCTGCGGGCCGTTGTCCTGCGGGTGGACGTTGCGGGCGCTGTTCAGCGCGGCGCGAATGAAGCTGCGCCCCATCTGGCCCCAGGTCGGGCCCTTCTTGGAGTGCAGGCCGATGTTCGACCACATCTTGCGTTTGGCATGGTCGCCAGCGGTGACCACGAATTCGGCGGCCAGATAGATGGAACCGGTCTCGAAGGACTCGGTGGCGTAGCCGCCGCCCCAGCCTTGCGCGGGATCGTCGTAGCCACCGGGCTTGATGGTCATGCGCACCGCGACAGTGGTGCCCTTGGGGATCAGATCGAAGCCGGATTGCTGGGCGTCGGCGTCGTTGAAGTCATTCCATGCGGTCATTGCGATTACTCCTGGGATTCGATGTGTGTGGGGGTGGCGGCGCTGGCAGGCGCGGCGGATGCGCCCGCGCACTTGGCGATCAGCGCGCCGAGATGCGGCGGCTCCAGCAGGTCGAGGCGACCGCTGCGGTCTTTGGCCGGAAAGCCGTAGGGATTGACGGTGTGCGTGACGAAGGCGCGGTAGGCGCTGCCGTCCTCGGCCTTGATCTCGGCCAGCGTCACGACCTCGTCGACGATGCCGGGCAGCTCCAGGCTGGTCTTGCTACCTTCGATCTGCGGCACGAACACCTTGCGGTTGTAGTCATCGAGGCGTTCGTCGAGGATGGCCACGAACACCACGTTCTTGCCGCGTGCGTGCTGCAGGTGGGTCAAGGCACTCACCATTTCCTGGCCCAGCAGGCCGTAGGCACCGCGCAGGTCAGGCTTGCCGGAGCGGTCGCTGGTTGCACCGGGCTGTGTCTTGCACCACGCGAAGCACTGGCGAGACAACTGCGTGATCGAGTCGAGGAAGAAGGTCTGGTAGCGGTCGAGCTGCGTCGCGTCGCCGAACTTCTCGATGACGTGGTCGTAGTGCGCCTGCGAGAAGGCTGACTCCGGCGGCAGCGACTTGTCCGGGCCCGCGAGGAACACGAAGAAGTCGCGGCTCTCGGGCCACGATGCCGGTCGGATGGTGTCGCCCGGCCAGTCGGCCACTGCCAAGTCCCCGGCCTCGATGTCGAGGAAAAGCGTGGTGGCAGGATCGAGGTCTTTGAGCCGGGTGGTCTTGCCGATGCCGGACTTGCCGAGCATCAGCAGCTTGACGCCCTTGCGCTCGGCCATGCGCTGCTTCGCGGAGATGATGGGGAGGCTCATCACGCGGCCTCCTTCAACTGCTCGGCGACGGCGGGATTCCAGAGAATCTGGTAGCCACTGTGGCCGTTGCGCGAGTACGGCATAGCCTCGGCCCACGCCTCACCGGCCTCGGTCAGCTCCCATTCGTCGCGCTCGTTGCGGAACTGAAAGCCGCCTGCCGCCAGCATCTGGTTCGTGGCCTTCGCCGAGCGGTTGAGCAGTTTGCCGAGCTGCGTGGCGTTCAGGGCGCAGATCGGTTCGTTGGCCGATGGCAGCGCGCGGCGCAGCACCTCGGTGGTGATGCCCGTGTTCTCCTGAATGCAGGTCAGCGTCGCCGCCGCCGCGATGCCCGGTTTCACGCCCGGCACCTTCGCCACGGCCTCACCGATCAGCAGGATCGCGGAAACCCGGTCGTGGGTCGGCGCGGGCAAGGTCGCCAGTGCGCCGGGCACGGTGTAGCCGCCGGTCTTGCGGATCGCGGGCAGCACCTCGCTGGTCACCCAGCGCTTGAAACGCTTGGCTGCGTCCTTGGTACTGCCGAGGATCAGGGCGTAGAGGCCCGATTCGTTGACGTGGTTCTGGCGCTGACGGCCACCCGCCGTAAGGGTCTCCAGTTTCTGGAGATCCTCGGCATCGACGTGCGTCTTGATCGCCTGAGACGGATTGCCCATTTCCAGGGCATCGCAGACATCGGTGGCGTTGAACCACGGCTGCCCCTGATCATCGACCTGGACGCGCACGGCGTGCGCTTCGAACTGGAAGGGAATGATCGCGCTCATGATCAGCCCTCCCACGACACGTCGGCGATGCGGTCCGCCCCACGCGCGGCGCGCTTGCGCACCTCCGTGTGGAGTTCTTCCAGCGCGGTACGGCGGCGGCCGAGCGCCAGCGATTCCGCGTTGGCCGTCTGGATGGCGAAGGCCAGTTCGTCGACCGTGGCGGCATCGAGCGGGACGACGACGTCCTGGCCGTCCGCGCGGCGATACCGGATTTCGTCGGGAAGGTGTTCGCCGTAGATGGACGGCAGCTGTTGACGCAGCGAAGCGATGAGGTTGGTGCTCATGGTCATTACTCCGAATCGATGGAAAGGGTGAAAGACGGCTTGCCGGAATCCACAGTGCGAGCGGCGGCGAACTGCTGCTGCAAGGCAGGCGGCCAGTTCGTGAAGCGGGATTCGGAGACGGACAACTTGATGTCGAGGTAACCCTCGACCTTCTCGCCTGAGGCGACGATGCGTTC